ATAAAATTAACAGCAACAGAGTTGCTTTTAAATCGACTTTGTGTAAACTCTTTATGATTTTCTGTTTCAAAAAAATGTTCTAATATTTGTTTTATTAAATAAGATTGTGGCTTTTGTTTAAATACTTCTTGTTCTTCTGGATCTAAATATATATATGTACTTATTAATCTAGGATTACAATTCCATATACTACTTTCTCTCAATAATCCGGCAATTTGTGCAGAACTATTTGCATTTAATGCCGCTTGTTGAATAAATTGTTGATTTTGCGAAGCAAACTGAGTTGTAAACATATACAACTGATATAATGGATCAGTAGTATTTATTGTGCTTATATATGGCGGAGGCACATATGGTTTAAATACATCAAACTGTGAGAATCCAGTATTTGTTGAACCAGATGCATAATAATTATTTTTATAATGCTTATAAACAGATATACCAGCACCATTTGTGCTAAGATTCTTAACTGCTATATTATGATGGTAATACGTATTAATATAATATCTAACATCACGAATTCTAAATAATTCACGTATTGGTCGACATTCTATTTTTATTTTAAATGCATTTTCAGTTAATGATAATAATGGAAATGCCTGGCTAGATGAAAACATATACCACAAATTCAATGGAATAGTTAATATTTTTTTATTAATAGAAGGAGACAAATTAGTTATAATATTTAATTCTTTATTAACAACCGCTTCTTTATTACTATATATTTTATATAGTATATTTCCAGAGTTATCTTTAAATGGCAAAGGAGCTGCATATAAACAGTTTGGATATAATCCATTTCGATTGTCACATAATTCTGGAGCATTCATTTCAACTACATTTCCAGTCATTTTATTAAATAATTCTTTTTTTTCATTTGTGAAATCTCGTTTTACCATATTTGTTAAATATTCTCCTGAAAACTCTTGAATAATTGTATCGCCGAGTGATACTGTTATTTTTTGTATTAATTGTGATCCTAAATCTTCAATCCATTTAAACTCAAATGGTTGTGCGTGTGGAATATGAGCGCCAGACAACTGTCTTATTTTGCGCATTTCATTATTCTTAGCATCGCCAATTACATATAATCCTTCTTCTATAGTTGAACTGTATGGCGGTGTATTTGGTCTGTCATATATATCACTTGGTTCAATCCATACAGGACTCCATATATAAGGCATTTGTATTGTAAAAAATGTATCCGCTATTAAATCACCTATACGAGGAATCGTAAAATTAAATGTTGTGCTTTCATTCTCTTTTAATTTTGGAGTTGTAATGTTGCAATTTATAATATGCTTTTGTAAACTAAAATTAGTATATTTTTTATAGGTTGCTAAAAATAAACTTTTTTTTGGACTTCCATTAATTATTATATTTAAATTACCATAGGATACTATATTTAATAATCCTCCGCCCATACTATATAATATATAGTAAATTATATTATTTATTATTTATAATATATTATTTATATTTATAATATATTATTTATTTATTTCCTTCTTTTCTTACGCTTAGATTTTTCTTTTTTAGTAGCACGTATTTCTTTAGAATTAAAAAGCATAGGTGGTATACTTGTTGACATACGGCGTAAATAGCTCATTGTAATTCCTCCGCCTGTACCGCAGCCTTTTTGTGTATATCGGCGTCTTTTCGTTTTTTTCATATATATTAACTAAATATTAATATTTAGTTAATATTTTTATAATGACCGATCAAATTGCAAATTAGCAACACCATTTATAATTTTTAAAATATTATATCTTTCTTCCATAAGGTGTAAATTATAATGCCAAACATATTTTTCGGTATCTTTTAAATTAATAGTTGTTTGCTCCTCATTATTAGTAGTTGAGCATGTTGCATTAGAATTAATTGAATTAGATAAATAACTTCCAATAACAGAGGAATATAAAAAAGGATCATTGATATTGTTAATGGTAGTAGAAGTGTTTATAATTAAAGTTTTTAACAATGGATCTATTAATTTATAAGACATATATATGTTATTTATTTTAGACATATTTGTTGCGCCTGATGGTTGATAAATAAGTGGATCACTATTCAAACAAAAGTTATAATAAAATACATTGTCTAATCCGCTACCTTGGCTTCTAGAGTATATATCAATATAAGAAACTAATTCTTTTTCTAGTGTTATTTCTCTAATTGAATTATTAAAATAAAGCCCCCATTCTAATAATATATCTTTATTTTCTTTTGCTGTAAACGTTTTTTGCCATACTATAGAATCAAGTTTATTTGTTATATCTAGATTTTCACTATTAAAACTAAGTAAATCTGTTAATCCATATATACTCATTATTTCTGAATTAGAATTATAGTTGTAATTTGAATAATTAGACCATTCATTTCTATACTTTACATCTGATCGTTGAAAAAACCACATCCATGATATAACTAATCCACTAGTTTTAACTTCTGTAAAATGACTTCCACCAATTAAATCCTTAAATGTATATTCATGAACCTCTCTTATCAGATAAGAATGACTATTTTGAGAAAAAAATAATTGTTCTTCATTTGTTAAAAATGTATAACAACCAATTAAATGAATATCCGCAAACCAAGGACTAGGTACATCTTTATAATAATTTTCTACTAACTTATTACTATTTAATGGATATACTAAGGCCCCAGTTTCTGATAATGAAGAACCAAGCAAATCAATTTGTTTATTTATTATATTTTTTCTGGGTGGTTCTTTAAGAAAAAATTTCAAATTATAAATTTCATTATTACAATTTGGTGCGCTATATGTATTATTCACTATGCTGACTAAATTAACTAAATTATTTAATTCATTATAATTCGTTGTCAATCCTGAGTCTTCTGAAATTTTATACGTCTTTGATGTTTCATTCATATTTGATTTTTCATTCATATTTGATGTTTCATTCATATTTGATGTTTCATTCATATTTGATGTTTCATTCATATTTAATGTTTCATTAATATTAATACTTACTTCATTTATCACATTTTTAACTACCCACCATTGATTTACAGGTTTTAATTCAATCTCTATTCTCAGTTCACTATATTGCATAGCAACTAAAGGAAATGGCGTCTTATTATTTAATGTAGACCATAAATTAATTGGAATCAATAATTGTCTTTCTCTAATTGAAGGTTCTAAACCATAAGACATTGAAGAGAGAGAACCAAAATAAGCCGCATTTGGATAATTTCCATTTCTATTTGAATAATGTGCAGGATTATTTAATTCTGGTACATTTCCTATCATTTTATTAAATATTTTTTTTTGATTGTCTGTAAAATCTCGCCAAACCATATTTAATAAATATTGACCACTAAACTCTTGAATTATGGAATTATTAGACAATACTCTAATAGAGTTTATAACTTGAACTCCAATATTCTCAATCCATTTAAACTCTAATGGATATACTCTATTTATAATCTTCATATTCATATTAGAATTTGCTTTTAAAAACTCCAATGTATTATCAGAAACTTCACTAGGACTATTACAAGAACAATTGCATATCCCACATTTTGTTAGTACTTTATTTGTATTAAAAGAATAAGTATTATTTATTTTATTTATATTTAAATAATCCAAATTAGTTTCAATATTTGTTCTACAAGAAGAACAAAATACAACAGGCGTCCCGCCAAAAGCAATAAGCGGACTCCAAATATTAGGCAAAGTAAATGAAAAAAAAACTTCTTGTAATAAGTCTCCATATCTTGGTATTTTAAAATTATATAAGGTTGGACTATTATAATTCAAACGAGTATTTCCTTCAAAATCTATACGAAACTTTTGCTTCCCAAAATTAGTATGCGATACAAATGTTTTGTTAAAAAATGTTTTACTTGGATTTCCAATTAATATAATATCATCATCGTTTTCAGATAAAACATTTAAAACTCCAGCACCCATATATATAGATATATAGATATATATATCTATATCTTTACTTTACTTTTGTTTAAATTATTTAAATTGTTTAAATTATTTAAATTAATTTGGAAATAAATAATCAACTAAGCCATTCGAAAATTGTAAAATATTATATCTTTCTTCAATAATATGCAAATTAAAATTATAATCAAAATCTTGATACTTTGAAGAATCAATGCAGTATTTACTTTGATTATTCGTTTCATTACTTTTCTCATCAAATATTTTAGTAACGCCGTTACTATCAATCACACTAGACACTTCTCTATATGGGTCAATTGTAGTAAATTCAAATGTAATAGTATTAAATTTCATCATATTCATTGCACCAGATGGATTTAATGAATTATTTTTTTCAATATTAAAATTATAACAATATATACCATCCTCTGGATTTCCTTCTACTTTTAAATAGTTTTCTATATAATTATTTATACCATAAGGTAGGCTTTCTTCGCGTACTAATTCATTACAATACAATCCCCAATCAACCATTATATTTTTTTGATTTCCGGGATGAGTTGGCCCACTAATATATTGCACACACGGATTGAAATTATTTAATAAATATTT